GGGATCATGTGCTGTAGCCACTCTACCTCCTGAAGACACTTCTGGCAGAAGATGGTAAAGTCGTCAGCCCTCTGCTTGGATGCAGAAATTACCATGATCTTGCGATCTGGGTCACAGAACAGGCGCCACAGTGCAAAGGCAGCAGCAATCCAACTCTTCCCCAATCCACGGAAGGCTCTCAGCTGCCTCCGATTCGGTCCATACTGGAGGAACCTAGCCATCGCAATCTGAGCCCGTGTCGGGGGTGGCAGACCAAGAGACTTCCACAGCAGCTTGAGGAACAGCTCAAAAGAGCCTTTGAGGCGATCTACAGTGATCATTAGGTTTCAAGAAGTCTTACAGAGTAGTTGTTTGCTCTCACCTGATCTGCACTGTCCCAGGCCCACGTAGCTGGAGCAGCTGTAGCATAGGTGAGTGTAGTTTGAAGGCAATTGAAGTTGCCACCGCCAGCCAAGGTGCCTCGATTCCAGTGAAGGCCACTACCGGCAGCAAAACCACGAAGGGTGGCTATAGAGTTATGTCGTGTGCCAATCCAGTAAAGTGTGTCAGCTATAAAGGTAAACGACTGGGAGGATCTCTTGGTGCTGTCATCAGTGGTTGTGCTTGCTGTCAGGTTGCCGGTTTCAAAAATAAGAGAAGTTGGTCGTCCTGTAGTTTGATCGGCGTTGTAGGCGATAATTTTACATTGTGCAGACGCTACAGCAGCTGTGACTTCAATGCCAACAGCAGATATTACTATATCTCTGATGGGAATGAATGGGTACATGGACAATCTGTTATCCACACCAATAGAAGTATCGCTAGCTTCGACTTGTACGGTGTTGATCCATTTTTCAGCCGGAGTAGCAGGACTGATCATCTCAAATGCAGATCGCAAAAGAGCTGTCCGTGGCACAGAAGTTAGCCCAACCGAGAGTAGTGCAGTGTCTGCATCTGCTTGAGCAGCATCAGCTGTGGACTGGGCTGCGTCTGCATCTGCTTGGACCCCAGACACAGCCCCTGCAGCAGCATCAGCAGCAGCCTGGGCAGCGTCAGCTGCAGTTTGTGCGTCATTGGCTGCCTCTTGAGCAGCTAGAATGGACAGTGGATTAAATCCTAGATAGGGTATTTGCTCTGACACGTCGTTCCAAAGAGAGGTGATAAGTGGGTTTTAAGGGCCAAGAAGGCGCCTTTGGGAGCCTTGCGGGTAGTATCCCCCTACCGCAGTGGTAGAGGGACCTTGCTCGGCCTCCTAGGGGCCTCTCCGGGGGCTTCTACGTCACTTCATCTTGGTCGTGTAGCTCTTACCCCTCCAGGTGAACTGCTTCTGACCGTCTTTGCGGGCCTGCCGGAAGGCATCATCGAAGCTATTGCTGTCGATCCCCTTCTGAGTCAGCCGACCAGGGACCTTGGGGCCTTGCTTGGGGCCGGTGGGCTTGCCCTTGAGGGTGCCATCAGCCGTGTTGCGGCTTTGTAGGCCAGCTGCAGCCACAGCTGCGAGTCCACTAACCTTCCCGGCCTTGGCCAGGGTCCCTGCCCGAGCAGCAGAAGCACGAGCCTCGGCCGATTGGGCTAGGGTACGCTTCATCTTGTTCGCAGCGATCTGACTGTTTGGGTTACGAGGACCAGTGGGGGTGGCATTTTTCTGGGCATTCTTGGTCCCAGGTGCCACCTGTTTGGCCTCACGGGCCAGCTCCTTTCGTGCGGACTGGTTGTAGCTTCCCCACTTCTGAGCATCAGCTCGGTTAGGACCACTTCCCGCACCAGATCCCCGGCCACGGGTTACTTTGGCCGTGGATGTAGGATTTGGTTTGAATTTAGTCTGTGCAGTATTAGATGGCAGCCCTGCCTTAGCTTTAGTCCGACTTCCTGCAAGACCTTGATTTGTTCTACCCTGTGTAACTTTTGGGTTAGAAGCTCTCTGCCTTTGGCTGCGGTTATCCACGGTTGGAGTACGGCCAGCACCACGCCCTGAGGAGGTGGTCTTCTTGGCAGCATCACTAGACCCAGCCTTCGACCGAGCAGAGCGGGTGGAGGAGGAGGTGACCCCCCTCTTGTTGCGTTTCTTGCTATCCATTTGTCCTCAGGCTACAGAGGTGACAGTTGCGGTGAAGCCAGTACCACCAGTGAGGGTTGCGGAAATCACATCTCCAACGGTGTAGCCACGGCCAGCATTGTTGCCAACTGCCACAGCAGTTACCACACCAGAAGTACGAGTAACGTTGATGGTAAGCCCAGTACCATTACCACCAGTGGCAGCAGTGTTGGCAGTGGGAGATGTGAAGCTGTAGCCAGTACCACCCGTAGTCACCACGAGGGTGAGCACCTGACCACCGGAAGGTACAGAGCGGGCCAGGCCAATCGTGCGCCGCAGTACAGCTCGTGAAGCCACCACAGCAGTTGCTACAGCCGCACGAGCAGCAGCAATGGTGGGGTTTGCGGAGAGAGTCAGCTGAGTGTTGCGGATGGAAGTGTCAAACTTCTGGGTCTTGTTGCGGCGACCAGGATGCAGCGTGTTCGCAGCACCATATTGAGATTCGCCTGCAGGTCGAGTTCCACGCATGATGTTAAATGTGTTGAAGTACAGTAGAGAAGTTCTCTAGGTTGAAGCTATCTTGGCCAACCCACCAAGACAGCCAGTGCTGTGATCCCTTTGAGTGGTTGCAATTGCTACATGCACAGACGAGATTCTTAATGTCATCTCTCCCACCACGGGTTTTGGGTTGCACATGATCAATAGTGAGACTGTCGGTGGATCCGCAGTACACACATTTGTTGTTGAAGGACTGTTTTATGTCCTGCCTCCATTGCCGCTTCGCTTCTGCAGAGGTCATAGCCAGTAGCTCCTGCAAATAATGCTGTGGGGTTGGAAGTGGTAACATCAGTCTTTCTTCTTGCCTCGGTTACGTGCTCGGTTCTTGGATGGACTCTCCAGGACCATCTTTCCTGAGGTAGTATGACTCAGATCCTTACCTCCTTTGCCTGCAATCCCCCGGCGACGACGTTCGGTCCACCGTTCTTCAGAGGCATTTTTGATTGCAGGTTTTTTGTTGTACTTGCGCTGGTACGCATTCTTCTTGGCCCGTGCCTCCGGGTTTGACTGATAGTACTTTGCAGATTTTTTCTTTTGAGTCATGGCTTGGTACATTCGATCTCAGTGTCGAGCCTTCTAACCTCTGCACATAGCCGATATACCTCGACCTCGACCAGGCGAAGTTCAGTAACGATAGAGGCAACGTACATGATAGAAGAGACCAGAAAGCCAATGAGAGCCAAGTACACCTCTGTTTTGATGCGTACTGCCGTGTCACAGCTTTCAGGACAACCACGCTTCTTTTCGTTGCTATCATCTGACTGCTCGTTGGACATCCTCTTCTTCCAGTTCAAATTGACCTAACAACCTCTCTAGAGCAGAGCCAGATGTTGCAACCCCTGTTATGTTGTTCTTTGCCAGCCACTCAATGGCGGCTTTAATTTCAGCAACTGATGCTTCTTTGCCCTTATTAAGTCTGTTAATTAGCTCTTCGGTGACAATGCTGTGCAGTTGGTTGAACTGAGATTCAGTTGCTTTTTGTTGTGTCATTGGTGGATTACGGTATCGCCGCCGCGATGGCGTTGATCAGAGCGGTCACGCGGTCGCGGAGGAGGTTGAGGTTGAGGGATCCTCCGATGCTGTAAAAGGCCAGGCGGGCGTTGGAATGATTGCCTCCAGTGTTATCGGAGAAGATAAAATAATTCCCTGTAGACACTCCAGCGCTAGCAGTGGATTGAGTGCCCGAATTGTTACCATCTCGCCATGAGTAACTAGCCGATGAAGCCCTAGAGACTCCCAAGAGAACAGGAACAGCAGTATTAGATGAGTGCGAATTAAGGACTGAAGTTTGAACTCTAGCCCGAAAACCTGTTGTGTTACCCACTATCGCAAAAGTGCCTGTCGCTGGAACTGTAGGAAATGTCGTGCCCGATAAGTATCGGCCTGCCGCAGTGTCTCTAGTGCTTACATAAACCGCGCCATGAACGTTATTTTGTTGATCACTCGAACACAACCTATTGCTATCTAAATCTCTTGTATTCCCATCCCCCAATAGCCCCGTCTTCCTGTTGTAATCCTCCGCCTCAAAATTAAAGTTCGTCGGCGCCACCCCCACCAGCGGCACCAGCGCACCGGCCAGTGTGCGGGCACCAGCCAAGATGCACGACGCCTTGATAGCGCTCCAGATCTCATCAGCTTTGCACCCCACCACGAACGCATTGATGGCTAATTTTACATCCTCTTCTAGTGCTTGACCATCTGCAGATTCCACTGCAGCAAGGTATGCGGCTGCATCTGGATCATATTCAAACAGGCTTATTCGCCTCCTACGCAGGGGACCTGTGTATGTCTTTGCTACCCTCTTAATGTACCCTAGGCCAGCACGCGGGGTTAAGTTTACTGCAGTCATAATCCATCTACAAAATCTTGGGGTATGTGGTAGGTGACTGCCGACTCCTTGATCGCATTCGACAGGGACTCTGTGACCATATTCAAGTACTTTGCTTGCCCCCAGATCATATTAAACGTCCCGTAAACCCCCTTTGAAGCTTCAATGATACTAGCTGGTAGTGTCAGAGCTATGGGAGCCGTTTCTTCAGAAGACAGAGCCTGAGAAAGCAGATTCTTTACTCCATCTATCTGCAGGAGTTCCGCCCCAAAGGCTACCCAATCAGGAACAGGAGGGTAAGGTACAGCAATGTAATCGTAGACAACCCCATCTACAGTGTAGGGATCTACCCTACTTAAATAGTGGGTAGCCGGATCATATTCAGGCTCATTGAGGATAGGATCAGGTGGAGGCTGAGGTGGAGGATTGACAGGCCTGAACCTATCAAAAGCGTTTAAGGTAACTGCTGTCATTTGTCGTTCTCCTTGATGAGGTCTATGAGTTTTGCTGGGTAGGCTGGATCCGTAGCATAGCCCTCACTTCGCAGGAGGTTAGCACACTCAACGTAGCTGTTGGCCCTGTTGACACCTTTGTACCCTTTGTAGTCCTTGTACCACAACTTGATCAAGTCCTGGATGGCCGCTCTTGGACTGGCGTAGTCCTTGAAGGTGTCTGTGATGGTGATCCACTTACCGTTGATGAACTCTTGTGTTTCCTTAGAGGTTCCTGGAGTACCTTTGTGACCAAAGAAGTTGTTTTTACCGGAGAGGTATCGACCAAATCCTGACTCCAAAGCCCACTGAGCAGCTACAACTTGGGGAAATCGTGAGCCTTCTTCCGCTGCAATAGCGGCTACTGACTTCCAACTTCCGTCGTAGGCTGTCTGGGACGTGGGGCCAGGGGCAGCAGGTCGTTCCTGTAGGTCAAAAACGTCCAGAATCCAGGCTTCACCACCAGCGGTCCATCTGGGGAGCCAGTGCTCAAGGCTGTATTGGACATTCCGACCACCAACACCAGGCTGAGGATAGCCTCCCCTTACCTCGTCCATCCGCCCGTATGGGTCGTGCAGGGTTACGTGGGTCCCGGAGATGCCCGTCAGTAGCGCCCAGTGGCCCCCTCCACGGGGGGAGGAGGATGGGCCGTGGTGTAGGAAGCCTACAGGGACCGGACGCCCCTCAGAGAGGATCCTACGCAGCTCCTGGAGGCTGCTCTTCTGGGAGAAGCGTGCACCCAGCTCGTACTGACGGACAGCCTGCCTCTGGACCAACCAGGAGGTGGTGTCACCATACTTGAGAACCGTTCTCAGGTAGTCGTCATCAGCGTTGGATCCAAGCAGTGCCTGTGGTTTGAGGAACTTGACCGCCATTGCCACCGTGCTTGAGAAGCACATCCGGTCAGCATGGCGAGTGCGAGAGTCCGTTTGCAGGTAGAACTGCGGGACCTCTACTTTTACTTCAGTCATGATTTTGTTCCTTGGTAATTTGAGTGGTCTGTTCGTCCCACTTGCGCATCAGCTGTAGAACCTCGTCAATCTTCTCACTATCCACTCTCTTTGCATCTCTCCCGAGCTTGCTTTTTTTGATCCCGAGAACGATGGCGTGAGTGATACCATTGGCCTTTGTGGGAAGAAAGGGGAGAAGCTCATCAATGGCCAGTGCTGTGATTATTGCTACGATGGCTTCATAGGCAATAGTAATGCCAAATAGTTCAATCATTTTGTTTTCCTCAAAGGTGCGAATTATATCCAGGGCATGGGCATAGGCTCCACCGATGTCGTCCGCTTGGCGGCAAGCATCCCGGCCAGGCTGGTGCGAATCTGGGCGACGGTGGGCTCTCCCTCCCCGGCACGGGCATTGATGGCGGCCTCCAGCCAGGTGATCACCGTGGCTTCTGTGAGGTTCTCGAACAGGGTGAAGTCCTCGGGGTCGGCATCACCTAGGGTCACGTAGTCGTAGAGGTCGAGGGTGTTGGTGCCATCGTCTCCGAACAGGCGCCAGTGGATCTTGCGGACGACGTTGGTGAGGGTGCCTCCGGTGAGTGCAACATCGAGGCGCTCTATGCGCCAGGTGTAGGTGACGGTGGGTTCAGTCATTGGTGGGGGGTCTCCTCAGGGGCGGGGTTGGCGTCGCCCTTGGGGACGATCTCGACAACTTCCAGGAAGGCGCCGAGCTGCTGAGCGGCAAACTGCTGCAGCACGGTGTCCCCGCTGGCCCGTGCTGCGGCGTAAGAGTTCACGAGGGTGATGAGCTGATCTTGCATGGCAATTGGTGGTGTCAGGCCCCGATGAGGCCGTGGGAGGTGAGGTCGTCGATGAGCGCTTTGACGCGCTCGGCCAGCGGGGTGACGGTGACGGTGGCGGTGTCGAACATGGTGCGTGTGGCCGTGCCGGTGGGGGCAGCCCAGCCGGTCTTGCGGGAGCCGACGACGTTGTTGGTGCCGACTCTGTAGCTGCCGGCGGTGTTGGTGAGTTGGATGTTGCCGGTGACGGAGAGCCGCTCAGTGCCACTGGTGTTGTTGATCAGGACGTTGCCTGAGGAGGAGATGATTAGGCCAACCGGCAGATTTGGTATCGACCCGGCTAGGGCCAGCGGTCTGTACGAAAAACGCATAGCGGCCGAGATCGTATCCGGCGACGTAGGGGAATCGACGAATACATTCACCGAGCCACACTGAGCAATCAGCCCCGACTGATTGCGGGCCTCAAAGTTGATGCTCCCAATGTTGTCATTAACTACAGCAAGGCTGGCGTCAGACCTCTGTTTCTCTAAAAAGATTGTTGCTGGTGTTGCATCGTTTCTGTCAAGCCTGATCAGCTGATTTCTGTTGCTCGTCCAGATTTGGCTCCAAGTGTAAAGGCCTGCTTCAGTAAAGACAGAGGCGTGCAGCCTGCCATTGCTGCCCAGCACTATCGCCCCAGGCATTGCAGCGGCGGAATATGGCACCGGCAGCTGTACTACCGCGAGGGCTGCAGTGCGCAGTTGTTTGCCAGAGCCGGTCTTCAGCTTGTCCATCGTCATGCCTCCGTATCAGGTGCGTGGTCTGCCAGCTCCAGCTCGACGGCACTGCCCCAGAACTTGAGAGAGGCATCTGCTTCCGCCCTGCCCTGCAGCCTGTCGCCACGGGTTGAGGTGAAGTTCGTCTTGAACAGGCGGAACCCTTGGATTGGGAAAAACAGGGTCTCTTTGGGCGGGATCGAGATCCTTTGGGCGATCAGGATTTCCTGCAGTCCAGGAGTCTCATTGCCCCCCTGCTGAATCAGCCGTAGTTCAAACCAGCAAGGGACATCAACATAGCTCACGACTGCCAGAGGTGTCTCGAAAAACACTTCCCCTGGCCGCAACTCCCTGTCGTTGTTGTCGGGATCCGGCGTGACCCCACTACCGGCCAGGCCAGGGCGCGAAAAATCCTTCGCTTCAGCGATGTCCGACCAGCCGGTTGTCAGGAAGCCGTTGTTGAGCCCCGGCGGCCTGAAGAGCTGGATCGGTTTGCC